AATGCAATGAAGCGCGAAGCTGGTGGCAAGCCAATCAAGGGCTTTGAGATTTGGTGCGAAACAGTTGCCGACGTGACGGTCGGTGAGGTTCTCCCAAAAGCTACGCCGCCGGAAGCGTAAATCGCATTCTGGTTGATCTAGCCTTGGCAACTGGAATTCCAATGAGCGAATGGCAGACGGCGGAGCAGATTTACACAGCACTGGAGATTTTGGAGAAGCAGCAAAATGAGCGACAGCGTTGAGATTGCTTACGACAAGGCGGATCTGCGTCGCGTCCTAGGCGCTTTCAAAGCAATGGACGCTGAGGCCACAGTTCAGGCCAAAGCAGCTTCTGGAGCGTTGGCAGAATTTGCTCAAGACAAAATCATTGGCACATCAACTGGTCGAGGCCGCGCAGCAGAAAAGATTGCTCGCGGATCAAGAGTGTCTAAGTCGTCAAAGATTGGTGAGCTGTCTTTTGGTTTTGCCGGTCAAAAGTTTTCTGGCGGCGGTACAACACAGCAGCTCTGGGGCGGCAATGAATTTGGATCTAACAAGTACAAGCAATTCCCAATCTGGTCAGGATTTGGCCCGAAAGGTCGAGGATCTAACGGCTGGTTTATTTATCCAACCTTGCGCGCCATTCAGCCCGAAATCATTGCTAAGTGGGAAAATGCTTTTGACAAGATACTCAAGGAGTTTTAATGGTTGCGCAAAGTAGAACGCTTAAGCTTTCGATACTTGCTGACGTTGACCAGCTTAAAAAATCCTTAAATAGTGCCAACAATGACGTAGAAGGATCGAGCAACAAGCTTGGCGAATTTAGCAAGAAGGCTGGCGTTGCTTTTGCGGCAGCTGCCGCTGCTGCTGGTGCGTACGCAGTAAAGCTTGCAGTTGACGGCGTAAAGGCCGCGATCGAGGACGAAGCTGCGCAGATCAGACTTGCCACATCTTTAAAAAATGCCACAGGCGCAACAAATGACATGATCGCTTCTGTTGAAAAACAGATCCTTAAAACATCATTGGCGACAGGCGTTGCAGACGATAAGTTGCGTCCAGCTTTATCTCGCCTTGCTTTGTCAACTGGTGACGTCACAAAAGCACAGGATCTTTTAAGTCTTGCGCTAGATATTAGTCAAGCCACCGGCAAAGGTCTGGACTCAGTAGCCAACAGCCTTGGCAAAGCCTATGACGGCAACACAGCAGCTCTTGGCAAATTAGGCATTGGATTATCAGCCGCAGAATTGAAAGCCATGTCATTTACAGAGGTGCAGGGCAAGCTGTCAGATTTATTTGGTGGCGCGGCAGCTGCTAACTCAAAGACATTCGCCGGACGACTTGAAATCCTAAAAGTTACATTTGAGGAAGCCAAAGAGTCTATTGGCGCGCGCTTGCTACCAATCATTCAAGCTTTGGTTGAGTTTATTGTCAACAAAGTTGTGCCAGCCTTAGGCAAATTTGCAGACTTCTTTAAGCCAATCACAGACGCAATCAAAGACAACAAAGCAGAATTCACAACATTTATTGACTTTATTCAAAAGTACGTCGTGCCGGTATTAGTCAACGTATTAGGCACAGCCTTCAAGGTTGTTGGTCAAATTGCTGGCGGAGTGATTAACGTAATTGGTGCAGTAATTGGCGGCCTTAATAATTTAATTGCTGGCGCTGTCTCAGGAATTAACGCGCTAATTCGACTTTACAACTCAGTGCCATTCTTGCCTAACGTTTCACAAATATCAGCGCCGACTATAAACATTCCAACGGTCTCAGTGCCAAGCGTGTCAGCAACTAGCAGTGTGCCAACAATTAATGTGCCAACCGTATCCGCCGGATCTGGTTCAACATCAACTGGCGGCGGCGTGAGCGCGGCGGCTGCTGGTGCAGCTATGGCCGCGACACCTTTTAGCACAGCTTTGACACCAGCGGCAGCTATCAGACGAGCTGAGGCAGCTAGTGGCGGCAACAACAGCGGCATAAATGTCACAGTAAATGGCGCGATCGACGCAGAAGGTACAGCTCGAACAATCGTCAACGTCCTAAATGACTCATACTTTCGCGGCACAGGCGGCGCAGGTGCGTTGATAGGAGCAAGCGGTTGACACAGTGGTCGCCAGTTTGGCGAGTTAAAGTTGCTGGTCTAGACGTCACAGACTCAGTTTTGGCTAGCCTTAATATCAACTCTGGCCGAACCAACATCTATGAACAGGCTCAGGCTGGTTACTGCTCAGTTACTTTAATTGTCTTTGATCAAGCTTCTATCGAATACCAAATAAATGACGCTTTAACGGTCGAGGTTCAAGATACTTCTGCCACCTTTGTGCCTATCTTTGGCGGCTCGATTGTGGACGTCGCCATTTCTGTCTCAGAGGTTGGCTCGACCGCGTACACGCAAGAAGTGACAATTACCGCCTTGGGGGCTTTATCAAGGCTTCAAAAGGCGCTCACAGACGGAGTCTTGACTCAAGATTTCGACGGCGATCAAATCTTGACGATCTTGAATGATTTGCTGCGCAATAGTTGGAACGAAGTGCCAGCAGCTTTGCAATGGCAAAACTATGATCCAACGGTCACTTGGGCAAATGCCGAAAACACTGGACTTGGCGAAATTGACACACCTGGCAATTATGAGCTTGCTCAGCGTTCATCATCAACAACAGTGGTTTATGACTTAGTTTCGGCTTTGGCGACTTCTGGCCTTGGTTATATTTATGAAAACGCCAGCGGTCAAATTAGCTATGCGGATTCGACACACAGATCCACTTACTTAGCTGCTAACGGTTACACAGAATTGACAGCAAATCAGGCATTAGGTCGAGGAATAACAATCAAAACACGCGCTGGCGACATACGCAATGACATAACCATTAAATACAACGTAACTAGCAGCAGCGAAGTCAACGACACAGATCCAGCTTCGATTGCCCTATATGGCAACCTTGCGCAAATCATAAATACAACAATAAAACATAAGGCCGACGCTGAGGATCAAGCTGCATTTTACCTATCTTTACGAGCTTATCCAAGACCAATTTTTGATCAGATTACCTTTGCACTGACAAATCCTGAATTAGACGATTCTGACAGAGACAGCCTCATCAACGTTTTTATGGGTCAGCCGATATCGTTGTCAGATTTGCCGCTAAATATGGCCGCCGGTAATTTTTTGGGCTTTGTCGAAGGCTGGAGTTTTAGGGCTTCTTACAATGAACTCGCCGTCACCTTGTCAATGTCGCCTTTGGCGTTTTCTTTGCAGGCAATGCAATGGCAAGACGTCAGTGTGTCTGAGCAATGGAATACAATTTCTGGCACACTTGATTGGGAACACGCCCTTGTTGTGGCCTGAAAAGGAGAAAAAATATGGCTAATCCAACAACAAACTTTGGCTGGGTCATGCCCACTGCCACTGATCTTGTCACCGATTTACCAGCAGATTTTGCAGTATTTGGTCAAGCTGTTGATACTTCTATGGCTGATCTTAAAGGTGGCACTACCGGACAAGTATTGTCAAAGGCTACAAATGCCGATATGGACTTCACTTGGGTCGCTCAAGATGACTCAAATGCAATTCAAAATGCAATCGTAGATGCTAAAGGCGATATTATTGCTGCAACTGCTGCAGATACTCCAGCGCGTTTAGCAGTAGGCACGAATGGTCAGGTCTTAACCGCTGATTCAACTGCGGCTACTGGTCTTAAATGGGCTACGGCTTCAGGTGCATTAACTTTAATTTCAGCAACCACGATCGGAACATCTGTTTCATCAGTAACAGTTTCAAGTGCTTTCAGTTCAACTTATGATAATTACTTCATCACAGTAAATGGTGGAACATCTACAGCAAATGGAAATATTTTGATTCAATTAGGCTCAACGACTAGCGGTTATTTAGTCTCTGGTTATTTTATGTCTTATACGAGCAGTACAGTAAGTGGTTTTGCTACAGCTAGCAACGCAAACTGGTACGCAGGAAAACACTCAGCAGATGATTTGATGTTGGAAACAATTTTACATAATCCAAATCTTGCTAAAGTTACTACCTACACAGCCAGAGCGGTTGGTAATAACGGCGGAAGCGGTGGAATTACTAATTATCAAGGTTACTTGAACAATACAACGCAATACACCGCATTTACTTTAATTTTTGATAGTGCTTGCACCGGCGGAACAATCCGCGTTTACGGTTATCAGAACAGCTAAGGATAAAAAATGACTAGACCACTTATTCAAATTGACGACGAAGTGCGTGAAATGAATAACAAGGAATTTGCCGAATATCAGGCAAGATTGGCTGAAACGGCAACAAAAGAAGCAGAAGCACAAGCCAAAGCGATTGCAAAAGCGGCTCTGCTTGAACGTCTTGGAATGACAGCCGAAGAAGCGGCTCTGCTGCTTTCATGACTTATCCGCAAGGCACAGCCGCAGCTGTTATTGCAGCTGCACTTGCAGAGGTTGGCACAGTTGAAAAAGGCGACAACCTTACAAAGTACGGCAAATTTACCGGAGCAGACGGCTTGCCTTGGTGCGGCTCTTTTGTAAATTGGTGCGCAAATGAAGCTGGCGTCAAAATCCCAAACATGGTCAGCACAGCTGCTGGTGCGCAAAAGATGAAGGATCTTGGCCGTTGGAAAGAAACGCCACAAGTCGGCGATCTTTGCTTCATGGACTTTCCACATGACGGCGTTGATCGAATAAGCCACATTGGCATTGTCGCAAAAGTTGGCCTCAAAAGTGTTTTATGTATTGAAGGCAATACCAGCGGCAACGGAGATCAACGCAATGGCGGAATGGTCATGATTAAACAGCGGTTTTTGGGCAAAGAAATTGTCGGTTTTGGTAGGCCAAAATACGCAGAATATGCTGGAGAATTGCCACTTGTAGAGCTGCCAAAGGTAGCCAAAAAGGAGAAAACCAAGTGAACGAATTGAAGCCAATGTTGGCCAGTTATGCTCGATCATTTATTGCTGCAAGTCTTGCCGTCTATATGGCAGGTGTGACAGATCCAAAAGCCATTTTGTCTGCTGGAGTAGCAGCTGTTGTGCCGGTACTTATGCGCTGGTTAAATCCTAACGATCAGGTTTATGGTCGCAAGTGATCAAAAAACTGCAAGCGGCAACGCTGGCGGTGTGCCTTCTGCTGGCGTTGTCGTCTTGTGGCTATCAAGGCTATACACGCTATCCATGCCAAGAATTTGAGAATTGGGAAAATGATGAATGTCAACGACCAAGGTGCGAAGCGCAAGGCGTCTGCACAGAGGACTTACTTGGAGACATTATTAAGCCACAGCCAAAATCGCCCTAGATACCAAAAGCGTTTATCGCCTGAGGATATAAAAGCCAGGTTGATTTTGTTTATTGGCATGACTTTGTCGGT